ATGGGGGACGTTTTGACGAACCTATGGGGGACAAAAAGACAAGTCACGGGGGACAGAATGTATTGACTTGTCCCCCATGATGTGCTATACTATACTCAAGCAAATGGGGGTGAAAAAATGCTACTTTGAAAAGAGAACCAGAAGTGGGATTTTTCAAAGGAAGAGATATTTGCCATCAAATGGTTTGAGGAAAACGGATTCGAGGTCGAGCTGAAAGAGCAATTTGTTTCAAAAACGAAATTTATTGTTCGGAAAGATGATGTTGTAGATAACTTCGATTTGCCGCAAGGCCTGAAGAAGATGAACGTAAAACAATATATGCAGCAGTATGAGCGTCAGTTCGAGCTGTTAAAGCAAATAAAGGAAAAGGTGCCTACCTGATGGCGAAAGTATCAGAAAACAACCTTGTTGAAAAAAGCAAATCCCTTGTATGGGCAAAGTTCAGGGACTACACGGCAGGTGAGCTTCGGTTGCTAGAGGTTTACTTGTCAAGAATAAATCCAAGAGACCCAAACAGCAGCCGTGTGGAGTTTTCGTTGGCAGAGTACAGAGACCTGCTGGGGTTAAAAAGCCTTGATGCACGAAGGATTGAGCCGCAGATCAAGCACTTTTTGGGAAACACAGTGTCGATTCCCATTGACAAAGAGAAGGGGACGTTTGAAAGCTTTGTCCTTTTCACAAGGGCAAAACTGGACTATGTACCAGAAACAAGATCTTACGTCGTGGCAATCACTTGCAACCCTGACCTTCGCCCCATCTTTTTTGATATTGCCGAAAGCGGGTACGTTCGGTATCGTCTACGTTACACATCGCGGATGAAATCACAGTACAGCATCCTGCTTTATTCGATTCTTCGGGACTGGCTAAACATGGACAGCAAACCGCATGAAATCAGTTTGAAGAAGTTGAGAGAGCAGCTCGGAGCAATGGAAGCCAGCTACGATGTTTATAAGAACCTTCGCAAGCGAGTGCTTGACGTTGCAGTAGATGAAATCAATGCCGTGTCTGACATCGTGGTGACTTATGAACCGGTTCTTGTAGCACGAAAGGCTGTGGCAGTCAAGTTCAAGCCCAAAATTAAAGCATCTGAGACGTTGATTGAAGCTCAGACAAGCGAAGTATCGGTCGAACCTCAAAAAGCCGCCAGAAAGCCCCGCAGAAGCGGATACGAGGATTTTGACTGGTCTATGTGCGACGAACTGGAAAAGCAAGACTGCATTGACGTGGCAAAAGTGGTTGAGAAGTGGATGAAGAAAGAGCATCCTGAAATCAAACTGCCGAGACGCAGAGAAGCGGTTTACGAGACGGTGAAGGCGGCGTATAAGGACATCTTGTCCTTGAGCAGAACGCCGTTTCCCGACAGACCTGTTGGTTATCTGATTAGAAGCGTAGACAAAGCGGGTATCGTAGACAAGTATATGCCAGCGTTCTATTCCATTGAAGCGTTACAAGAGCAGTAAGACGTAGCACGTTGAGCAGATGATGCAGAAAGGAGCGAGAATGGGTTGGATTAGCGTAAAAGATAAGATGCCAGACAAGTACGTTCAGATTATCATTTATGATAAAGTGATGGGCGTTACTTTCGGTTATTATGGTGACTTCAAAGGCGAAAAATGGTATACAGATGATGTGTTGACGGATGCGTTCTATGGAAACAATAGTGAAACGCAACTGATTGATGATAATGTGTTATATCATGTAACCCATTGGATGCCACTTCCTGATGAACCCGAAGAATAAAGAAAGAGTGATAAAATGGCAAAAATCATAGCAGTCGCCAACCAGAAGGGCGGCACAGGAAAGACCACCACAAGCACCTGTCTGGCTGGTGCGTTGCAGTTGCTTGGCAAGAAAGTGTTGCTGGTGGACTGCGATGCCCAGTGCAACGCAACGGACACATACGGCGCACAGACAGAGGACGTGTGTACTTTGTTCGATGTAATGACCCGGCAGGGTACAGTAGAGGAAGGAATCCAGCACTGTGAAGCCGGTGACATCCTGCCGTCAGACAACGCATTGAAGGACATTGACGAACAGCTTGTCCGGGACATTGGCGAGAACTTCCGGCTGCGTGAAGCGCTTGAAAGCGTATCTGAACGGTACGATTACATTATTCTGGACACTCCCCCGCAGTTGGGCTTGATGCTTGTAAATGCGCTGATCGCATCAAATAGTGTCATTGTTCCAATGACCCCTGACCGCTACGCTGTGGCTGGTTTAAGCCAGCTTTCGAAGACAATCAATGATGTTCGGAGATACTTTAATCAAAATCTGAAAATCGAAGGGTTGCTGCTGAATAAGTTTGGGGGTCGGGAAGTCCTTTCAAAAGAAGCAATTGAATCACTACCAGAAGCCGCAAACCTTATGGGAACCAAAGTGCTTGACACAAAAATCCGAATGTCAATGGGAATTAGAAAGGCGCAATCAGAGCGTCATGGTCTGTTTATTGGGAATACGGCAAAATGCACTGGCGCAGAGGACTTCAAGGCGTTGGCAAAAAAAATTATCGAGGAGAATATAAATGGCTAAAACCGAAAATGTTGTCCGAACAATATCACATTGGAGATGGAATCAAGTTGGGTATTGGGAGTGCGAAAATTGTAAGGGGCCAAGTGATGCTCTTATGGATTGTGATAATAATTGCGACCCATATATCTATATCAACACAAGATTTTGTGGGCGTTGTGGCGCACGGATGGAGAATGTAAAATGAAATCAACCAGCAAAAAAACATCCGGCTTGTTGGGCGGGTTTGATTTCCAACCTATTTTTTCGGAACAGACATTAAGCCGAAGTGAGCCAAAGGAAGAAGAAGTAAGCCAAACAAAGCCGAATAATGCCGAACAAGTACCGATTAAGCCCGGTGAAGCCACAGACAGCCAAACAAAGCCGAATAATGCCGAACAAGTACCGATTAAGCCCGGTGAAGCCACAGACAGCCATACACAGCCGAGTGAAGCAGAATTAAGCGATATTAAGCCGAAGCAAGCCAAAGACGGCGAAAGCCAGCCAAGTGATGCCGTGTTAGGAGAAGGTAAGCCGAAGAAGCTGAAACAGGCAAAGGAAGTTCAACGTCTTATCGAACAAGGCGATGTACCCGGCGCAATGGCCGAAGCTGGTTTGACAAAGAAAAAAATCCCGATGCCGGAATCGCATCAGGGCGTTGCAAGCGGTGACGGCAAGCGTTCTAAGCGCATTACCATCCTTATGAGTGAAAAAGAACGCAAGTACATCAACCGTGAAGCCAGACGGCACGGAATGACCATCGGGCAGTATGTGTACGCTCTAGCTGCTGCTGCGGCAGACGGGAAGATTGAATTGGAGGATTTTTTAGATGAATGACGTGTGGACTGATATTGGACAGAAATATGAAGCAATGGCAAATATGGGATGCAAGCCTTATGGTTTTAAGCGAATTCCATCAAATTTTGTGTTTGATGAAGATAAGTCAGTGAAGTGGAATAAAGAGCAAGCAAAAAAGAATAACGATGATTACGACAATGAAGTTAAGCGACTAAATCAAGAGAAAATGAAGCGTAGGGATGAAATCTACGCAGAGATTTATAAGGCAATTCAAGAAGAAGTCGGTTTTGGGATTTCAGAAAAGAAAGCGGCAAAAATTTGGGAGTACGCTTACGATAAAGGGCATTCAGCAGGATGGTATGAAATAATCATCAATTTGGAAGAAATTGAAGAACTCGTAAAGTTCGTATTGGGTGAAAAGAACATTTCTTGGAGGATTGACGCATGATGAGGTCGAAGGAATTTTACAAAGAAAGCATTAGCCGTTTACAGAAAATGGTTAAGCGTGGAATTTGCGTTCTTTTGTTCGATGCTTTTGCCGTAGCAGTTCAGATTCCGTTTATCTTTGCTGGTAAATGGGTTGCAGCGCACTTGATTTTGTCCATTGCCGTATCTTTTGCAGCGGGATTTAGTTTTAACACGCTTGTGGATAGTAAAAGACAACTTGATATGTACAAGGCAGATATGGAATTGTACTATGTCAAAGATGTCCCATCGAATTATTCGAAATAACAATAAAAGCTGAGATTTAGGAGGATATGGCTATGATGAAGGTTATGGAGAATCATACTGTGAAAGAGGTTTGGGACGCAATTCACACGCTTTCTGACATGAGAGCTGGTTTTAACTGCTTCGATGAAAAGGATGTTCAAAAGTACGAAGCGTGTTCAATGGGCATTATTGCATTAAGGACGCTTGTAAACGCCGATAACAAATAATAAAGTCCCTGTATAGCGTCTGATTGCTATGCAGGGGCTTTATTTTATTTATCTGTCACGCAGTCCCAATAGGCATACGCCTTACCATCAACAGCGTCCGTGTCATCAAGGAATGCCTTTGCCATATCAGCGTAGAAGCCCGGAGTGTCAACGGACTGGCGCTTTGCGACCTGACAATAATCCGAGTACATCATGTTCATGACAGCCCAGAAATCGTTCGGGTCACAAGTGATATTGCGCTGTTTGGCAACATCCTGTGTCTGTTCCAGCGTCCAATGACAGCCCTTCGTGCCGTCAGCATTCACCATGCTGTCGCACCATTCCTCCGCTTCATCGTGGGTGAGGTGCTTGCGTGGCATCTTGATGGAACGGCTGTCCGCGCCGCCATGCTCATACTGGCCAGACCGCTTATCCCAGTCGCCGTTCTGCGAGAAACCAATCTGCGGCATCTTGCGTCCATACTCTACGTCAGGGTAGCGAGGGATAGGGTAGGGGTCGATGTAGCGGTTCTCCTCCTGCGGATAGTAAGGATAGCGGTTGTTGCCACCTTCCAGCTTACGCAGACGGCGCTCCATCTCACGTTCCCTGCGGTCACGTTCTTCCTCAAGGCGGTCACGTTCCGGCTCACGGTCTTTGTCGTGGTCACGGAGCATCATCATGCGGCGAAAATTAGTCTTGCCCATAATCTATACCTCCTCAAGAAATGGACGCAGGCGCGCCGGCGTGGGAACGGCAGAAGCAGCCAAGATATTTAAACGTGCCGGTGCCGGTCGCAGACGTTGCCACACGGGTAGCGTAGCGGGTGCGGGTGTGGATGCTCTCAGCAGTTGCTTGAGCGCAGTTGCAGTCGGTCAGAGGGTATGCGGTCGTGCCTGCACCTATGGTAATGACCACAGGAGCGTTGATGGTGGTCGTGTCCGGCAAACTCTGAGCAACGACAATGCAATATTTTTCTCCGTTCTGGTATGCGCCAGCAGGGATGTTGATGGTCAGAGTATCATCGGCAAACGTGACTGCCTGACTGATGACCAAGTGCGGGCAGAGTTTGCAGCTTGTTTTGCAAGCCATAGTATTTTCCTCCTATAAAATCAGGGGCAGAGGTGTCTTACCCCTGCCCCGATGGTTCACCCGGTGTTATCGGGGAGTGTGTTGGTTAGCAGCAGCCGCAGCAGTTCACGCCCACGTTAGGGTTTGCCACCTGATAAGCGGGAATCGGACGAGGATTGACCCGGTTCAGGATGGTATCGGTCTGCTGGGACATCACGGTGGTCAGAAGCGCATTCTGACGATCCTGAGAAGCGGCGAACTTCAGGCTCTGGTTCTCAGCGGTCAGAGTGGCAATCTTATCCTGCGTGAAGTAGTCCATCATGCTGCGGAAGTTGGCGTTGCAGTTGTCCACGATGGCACGAGCGTTGTCTGCGATAGCCTGACGGGTAGCGCAGTCCTGCTGTGCAATGGTGTACTTCAGGTCGCCGATGAGCTGTTTGTTCTCGCAGCAGCAAGATGCAAGCTGCGTCTGGATAGCGGTCTGACCCGCCTGCCGTGCGTTGCCCTCCTGCATGATAGCAAGGCTGATGGCGTTGTCGCCGTTGGACACGCTGCGTTCCAGACCGTTCACGAGCTGTGCGTTCTGGTAGCCGAGCTGACAGATCGCCTGATTAGTACCGGCAAAGCCGCCCGCAATGGCAGCATTGAGGGTGTTCATCTGTGCGAGCTGGTCATAGCCCAGAGAGCAGATACCGCTCTGGATGCCAGCCAGAGAACGGGAAGTGTCCTGCTGGTAGAAGCCCTCCGACAGAGCCGCACGAGTATCTGCGCCGCCCTGACCAGTTGCACCAGTGCCCACCAGATAGGGGATGTAGCCGTTCATGCCGTTGTCACCACCGTTCCGACCGTAGCCGCCGTTGCCCCAGCCGAAGATAATGGCGAGGATGATAACCGCCCACAGCCCTTCGTTACCGAAGAAACCGCCGCCGTTATTGCCGCCGTCCTGCCCAGCCAGATAGCCAGTTGCAAAATCGTCCATAACAAAACTCCTTTCAGTTTTGCGTTATGCTATCCCACCGCTGTGTGCGATGGGCGAAGCCAAACAAAAGCGGTTTTTGTCAAGTCCGCAAAACTGAGAAGCGTTTCGCTTAGAGGGATGCTTATTGGGGCAGAGTCAGGTTCAAAGAACCCGCCAATTGGTTAAGGTCGATGTGATATTCTTTTGAAAGGTTTTCCGCTATTGCGCGAAGCTGCTTTTCGCTTTTACCTTGTATTAGGGTCAGTCCGCGCATAAATGGTGCGTTCTGCCCGCTCAACTGCTGGATAAGCCCCATCGGGTTCTGTCCGGCACGGGCAAGGTTCGCAAGCTGCATAATAGGGCTGTGAGTAATCATATCAAACGGAGATGGCATTGCTTATTCTCCTTTCTTTGCTGTGGCAGCGGGCTTAGAAAAGCTTTTCTGCCACTTTTCCAGTTCATCCAGCCTGTGGACGAGGGCGTTATACTCCTCAATAGGCACATACTGCTGTGTCGGTGCAGCGGTCTGCTGTGCCTGTTGCGCCTGTATCTGCCGCCATGCTTCCGGGCTGTAAAACTCCTGCACATAGGATTCACAGGTGTCAGGGTTCAGCCGCTTGCAGTAGATCACTCCGCTCCGCAGGTCTGGGCAGTAGGTCGGTCTGCCATACAGGTCAGACGGTATTGCCAAAAATTCTTCCCTGCTGGAAACAGGCCTGCCCAGCAGCCAACCGCCGTCCTGTACCGACTGCTGAACGGGCTGCTGCCCATTCATCGGCTGCGGGCGCTGCGGCTGTGCCTGTTGCATCTGCGTGTTGGGCAGGGGAGCGGAAAGTCCAACTGTGCCCATGCCACCATAAGGATTGACGGGCTGCTGTGGAACGTAGGGCGCTCCGGGTGTCTGGTAATAGCTCATAATACATCCCTCCTTGTGCTCCTAGTGTATCGCATCAGCAAAAAGCGAAAGACAACGAACGTCAAACGAAGGACAAATATAAACTGATACAACTGCTACAAAACGAACAAAAAAATAAGGCAAAGTCTGGCAACTACGCCTGTATCACTTGTAGCAGTTTTGTGGTATAATCAGTATAGTAAAAGAAAACGGAGGTAACGAATATGGAAAACACCACTATCAAAAATCTCGGAAAGCTCTACCGCTTGCTGGATGAAGCCTGCAACTCCGACCCCGTGAATCAGGCAGACCTTGACAACGCTACGAAATTTCCCGTGCGTGGCGTGATGATGAAAATTACGCTGGCACATAAGCTCCACAAGATGACCCCGGAGCTTGACAACGCCTGCGCTTACGTCCTGAAGGATGTAGACCTTGAGGACGTGGATAACAGCTTTGCGCTCAAAGCATTGCCGTTGCAGCAACAGGGTATATTCCAAATCGGATATATGTCACCCGATTATAAGACACTCGGCGTGTCTGCCGTAAAAATCAAGGCCGCTCGGGAAAACGCTGGGCTGACCATTCGTGCGCTGTCGGAAAAGACCAGGTTGTCTACCGCGACCATCCAACACGCAGAAGCCAGGAAACCTATCCGGATGACCACGCTCAAGAAAATTGCTGCGGCCTGCAACGTATCAGTAGAAGAGTTGCAAGGGTAAAAGAAAAGCGCCCACACGGAAAAATCCGCATGAGCGCTTAACTGTAAGGATGCACACATTGGAGTGCAATGCTAAGATACCACATCATCCAATATATGGCAATGCTTTCGACAAAACTAGTAAGAATAAAACAAAATCCACCAGCCTAAAAGCTGATGGATTATAAGTGAGCGAGTAATCGCCCTGCCACCGAAGCAGCAAAATTGCGTCTCCCGCATGGTACGCACTGCAAGTAGGCGGGCGGGAGACTGGTCGGCGCCTATCTGGCAACCGCTTTTTTCATTCCCAGATAAAGCACTGGGCTAGCTGGCAAATATCCACCCTAATGCGCTTCTTCGAGAGGCCGGGTGGATTTGTTGAGATTATTATACCACAATCTGTGAAAAAAGAAAAGCGGCAAGCTCTGGAATAGCCTCCCGCTTTGTTGCGTTTGTAGAATCAGCCTTAAACATGCGTCCTACATACACTTAGCTCGTAAAAATATTATATCACACATTCAGCATTTTTTCAATGCCTTTCAGCCGGTAGCCTATCGCCGTCCGGCTGTAATGGGTCTGTGCTGCAATGTCCGGCAGCGGGAGCCGCTCAACGTACCGCAGTAAGGCTATCTTACGGTCTACCCTCCCAAGCGGTGCGGTTTTGATGGCGGCGGTCATCTGCTGTCGGTCAAGTCCTTGCAGCGCAGCGGGCAGCACTACACGAGCCGCCGCCACAGGCAGCACCGAGCCAGAAAGGCTGCGGCAACTGTCCGGCGTTGCGCACCATTACGGTGACGTTACCGAGATGGTCGATTTTGTTGACCTTAACAAAATCGCAAAATGTTTTCGTAAAGTCACGAAAACGTCTTTGTGCGGCGTACATTTTGTTGACGTCAACAAAATGCTCGTATGTAGTGCTTGCCATGATATCCTCCTTACTGCTTTTGCAGTGCCGCCTTTGCGCGGTCAAAGAAAAACTGGATAATGGTGCCGATGGTCTCATCGGTGATGGCCCACGAGATGAGCCTGCCCCACTTGCTGGCGTTGAGAGCCACGCGGAGCATCTGCGCCACCCACGCCTTGCGCTCTGCGCCTCTCTTGGTGCCCTGAATCTCGTGCTCTGCCTGCTCGATCAGGTCAAGCACGGTGCCCTTGACAGCCGCGCCATAGCCCAGCCGGATGCAGCCCATGGCATAAAACGCAAAGCCGCCCAGCATGAGCACGAGGGCCACAGGGGCAGGAAGTGCGGTTAAAATATTACGAATCGCTTCCATGATTGGTAACTCCTTTCAGAAGATAGTTGTCGATTTCGGTGCGGCTCTTTTGCATCCCTTCGCGGTTGTTGCCGGACAACTGCGCATCCAGAAGGTTGCGCACCCCGTCGAGGGTCAAACGGCTCACCTCGTCGATTTCTTCAAAGCGGCGCAGGTCGCGGGCAAGGGCCTGCGTGTGTTGAAGCTGGCCCTGCTCTAAGGTTCCAATGCGCTTGTCCAGCTCATCCAGCCGCTTATTTTGCGCATTGTCCGGCTCCTGCGCCTTCTTGATGTACTTATGGATGATTTCCAGTACCTTATCAATCGTAATAGCAGCGGCGCACAGGCTGCCCAAGATGCCCAGCACCCACAGCAAAGCTTCTTTTTCGGTCATTTGCCCTCCCGGAGACGGGTCAGACCCTTCTTGCGGATGATACGGGGGTAGTTGATGGTGGTGACGTTGAGGTCTACGTTGCCACTGATGCCCGGCACAGCGCCCTTGCTGGTGTGCTGGTGGGCGTTGTAGTGGTAGCCGACGGCGGGAGTCTTGTCCGTGTAGTCAGCAAGCCATACGTCCCAGCGGTTTGCCAGACGGCCCATGTCCAGTTCCTGCTTGCTGTAGGCGGTGTAGGTGTACAGCTGGGCATAAAAGCCCATCTTTTCCACCTGCTCCAGCGCGTAGGCGGTGAGGTTGGTGAGGTCAAGCGTGGACAGCTGCTTGAGCTTGTTTTCCTCCACGTCCACCGCTACTGGAAGGGTCAGTTCCTTGCCGTGCACCGCCTGCCGCAGCAGGGAGAGTTCTGCATCGGCCATTGCCTCGCTGGTGGCGTAGGTGTAGTAGTAGACACCCACGTCCAGCCCGGCAGCCCTTGCCCCGGCGTAGTTGGTCTCAAAGGTGGGGTCGATGTACAGACCGTCTGCCCGCTTGGAGAGCTTGTGGTTGGTACTCACCGTCTTGAGCATCGCTCCCTTGTAACCCGCCGCTGCCACCTGCGCCCAGTCGATCGCGCCCTGATAGCGGCTCACGTCAATGTACCGGTATGGCGGGTCGCCCTCCCAGCCGGTGACGGTCTCCTCAACGGGGGGCTCTCTGGGTTTTTCCGGCGCAGGACTTTCGCTGTCCCAGCCGAAAAGCGCCTTCACAAGCCCCGCCAGAAATTCCAAAAGTTTTTCCATCGCTTACTCCTCCTGCACGATTTCCTCAAATCCGCTCTTGACAAGAATTGCCTTGACCTTCTCCTTCAGCAGGCGCGGGCAGCGCTTATACAGCGCCTTTGCCTCCTCGACAGTCTCAGCAGACATGATTTCCTGTGCCCATAACATTGCCATCATAAGTACCAACCTTTCTAATTTTTGTGTGATTTTATGCATACACAATCTCGCTCATTTCAAGCAAGCATTGCTTGAGCATCTCGTTTTCTTTTTTCAGCGTCTTGTTATCTTCCTGCAGCGCTTCCAGCGTCTGGGGCAGCTTGTCCAGTGCTTCCTGCTGCTGGCGGGCTTCCTGCTGCTCTTTTTCTCGCCGGGCCAGCTCCTCCGCCGTGTAGCGGATGTACCGCTGGATGGGCACCTGCTCGGTCCACGCAGGCGCTGCCGGGACGGCGGCACGGTCGATGACCTTGCGCACGTCTTTGCCGCCGTTGGGATACTCTGCCACCGTCTCGTAGTGGCTCAGCTCCTCCACGGCGTCCTGGGCCGGGTGCTCCACCGCTTCGGTGTCGGCGGCAAGATAACCCGCCGTCAGGTCGGGGTTCTCAACGACTGAACCGTTTTCGTCAATAATCTTCATAATGTCTCCTTTCTGTATAGTTAAATAGCGATACAACTACCCACCCGGCAGGCAGCACCGTCGAGGCTGGCCTGCCTAATATTGTATTTAATCTAAACGACAACTATTTCGGCGAATCCCCAACGGGTACAGGAGGGGTGTCTGTGTCAGTTAAAGGTAGTGCATATCTTCGCTCTGGTGGTAAAATGCCAGCCACATATGGAAATATGTCATTTGAAGCATCTGGTTCTAATTCCATCTATGGTAACGCTACAACCGTTCAGCCTCCTGCCTATTTTGTATACATTTGGAAAAGAGTTTCTTGATTTAGCTTACACGACGCCATATATAGACATAATATGCCGCTGGTTGTACTGTGGTAGACGCACCATAGATACTATTACTTTTTGAAGCGCTAAATTCAAGATTGTAACCATGATTATAGCTTTCACCACCCGGACAATACGAATACTCGTCTGTTCCCGGGAAAAAGCACCCAGAATATTTTGGTGGGTCTGCTTTCTTCATAATACCAGAACCACCATCAATCGTCATTGTGCCTGTAATATTAGGCAGGCCAGCCTCGACGGTGCTGCCTGCCGGGTGGCTGTCGCTGGCACCCATCAGCACGCGGTCCTGGGCGATCTGCTCCCATGTGCCGCCAAACAGGGCAGCGGGGCTTGCGGCATCGGTGCTCTGGTAGATGCTGCCCACGGGATGATTTGCAAGCTTTTGCGCTTCAAGAAGCCTGTTTACTTGTTCCCGTGTGTAGTAGTCGGATAAATCAGCTTTTTGCACGCTGTCCTTCCACGCGCCCGTGTCGCTGTCCCACGTCCAGATGGTGTCGGTCGTGCCGACCACTGCCCACCAGCCGTTTTCGCCCACCGGAACGGCAGCCTTGAGGGCTTCCGGCGTGGCGTACCAGCCCTGTGCACCAATGGTGATGGTGCGCACCTGCTCAAAGTACTCTTTGGTGCCTTGCAGGTTTTTAGCGGACTCCGTCTCGGACGTTTTCGCGTTACTTTCGCTGGTCTTCGCTGCGGACGCACTGGACGCAGCATTGTCCGAGTATTCTTTTAAGTCAGCCTTAACTTCATTTGCGGCATTGGTAGCCGCCTGTTCTGCCTTTGCTCTTTCGGATGTGGCGGTTTGCGCCGCAGCAACAGCTTCATCTTTTGCATTAATTGCCCCGGCAACGGTGCTTAGTTCGTTTAAGGTAGCTGCATTGATTGGTGTTCCTTCTTTTGTTGGCTCGTCATTTCGAACAAGGGTGACGATTTCGGATGTTCCATCCGACTTTACCATTGTCCATCGACCTGGATATTTTGATACGCGATCTTCAAAAACCATATTGTCCCTCCCCGGTCATGTATTCGCCTGAAAAAGTAACGTAAGTTTTGGCAAGAGTTTCGATATCCTCTAAAATGGATTCAATCTGATTCATGATATCGAAGGTGAGCTTGTCCATTGACGCTGTCGTTGGTATTTGACCAAGTTGTGAACTTCCAGAATTTTTCGAACGGATGGCTTCAATGTTTGCGAGCCATCTCGAAGCGTCAGACGTAGTCAAATATCCGCTAACGGACCAGTCGGTTTTTACATTAACGGATGCACCCAAAATATTTGCGAGTTCAAGAACGCCGGATTCAATACGATTAAAGTCTGTATAACTTAACGCGCCTTTCATTCCGGCGACCCATTCCGCTTGCTCGGCTTCTGTCCATGTGTCAGTTCTTGCCTTTGCTGCAATTTCTTTTACGCGGTCAACGTCCGACTGCGTTCGGTCTGTAATCCACATGCTGGGACTCCTTATTCTTCAATGCGATTGTCAACGCCGATTTTCAAATTCGAGTCAACGACAAAAGCGGGCTGATAACCATAGTGCTGAGTGGTATCATAATCCCATTTTCTGGTCGTCGGATAGTTGCTGTAAGAAACGCTGTCCAAAGAATCCATGTGCCAACAGCCAACAGCGGAATCGGTGTTATGCCCGGATGGGATTCCAAAATATCTTGCATCATAAACAGGGGTTCGCGTCCATGTGATGTACACAACGCCAGTCGAAGACGATGGAAACGCTTCAAAGATTTTAAGTGCTGTGGGAAGTAAAGAACCCTCTCCGTTGCATCCCTTGCCCCACATTTGACCATTCGTGTACTCGTTGTACGCAATTTCCTTTGCAGACAAAAGGAAAACATTACGAGAAAGCGTAGAAAGTGATGTGTTTCCGTTGCCGGGCGTGTAGTAGAATTTTGTTTTTCGGATTTTGGATTGGACATAAGTTGACAACGCATTTTTGAAATTATTGTTCAAATACGTGTCAATCGTGCTGTTGCTGTATGCATTGACGGCCGTGCTGTTCCAAGCAGGCGTGCCAAGCATCTCTTTTCTGACAAGAAGTGTGCCGCCAGTGCCATTAAGGCTAGATTCGTAATCACGGGCTGCAATAATGAAATCGACATAGTTGCCGCCTTCTAAAATCTTGACGGTACTGCCATCTGCCATATCCGACATATCATTTGCAATTGCGGTCGCAGAGCAAGAAGCGGAAAGCCCGGAAACGGTAGCAGTAATCGTAACATTTCCACGATGAACGTAAGAAACGTTACAAACAGATACGCCGCGTTCGTTTTTGGTGACATTCAGCTCGACAATACCCGAAGGAGACGCGTTCCAAATGATAACGGGAGAATCCGCAGATGCGGGAGTGAGAGTAGCAGTAAGAGTGATAACATCGGACGGATGCAGGTAAATTTCAGACCGATCAAGCTGCAAAGAATTTACATCTTCAATCATGTACCCAGTAACAGAGCCTTTGAAGCAGCCGCTAAAGGTGTACTTTACATCCGTAATAAGCAAGTTCGAAGAATATCCAAATTGATGGTTGAGCTTCACAAAATCAAGAGCATCATTGTGGGGACTTGCACGATAAGAAAGTGTTGCGGTTCTGCGGTTTGAAAGAATCTTGTAGCTTTCAGTCAATGCATTTTTAGGCTGTGCAATGATTGAATCGGACAGGAACGCGTTGCTGATGCTCTGCGTAACGCCATCTCCCGTTGCGCCGGAAGGATATGTTTTAGAGGTATTATTTACGGAATAAGAGATGTTTTTAAGTTTGTTTGAGAAAGAAATCTCAGGGTATTCAAAGTTGTTCATCTCCGTGATTTCATAAATTGAATCTTTGCTTTCGGGAGAGAACGGAACCCAATCGATGCGAATCTGGCCATCTCGTGTCTGATATAAGGCCATACCGGCTGCATTTGCAGCAAGCTGCAAAACATCAGAATTCTTATAAGAAGAATTTGTGGACGAAAAATCGGCTTTCGTTGATGAAATACGAAATGCCCGTCACGTCAAGAAGTTCCAAAGCGTCGTAGCACATTTCGTAAAGCGTACCGCTTTTTCTTCCTGTGTAAGGAGAGTCAGACAAGAACACAAGAGCGTCTCTTGCTTCAAACGAAGCAGTAATGCCATTAGATGGCGTGTTCCAGCTGGACAAATAGAACTTACCGCCGTTAATCCATTCAGTCTCTCCATTTAAGTCCATGCCGTACTTTACAAAGACAGCCTGCCGTTCGTAAAGATATTGGTAAAGGCCACCGGGATTGATAGGGTTCCATTTTTGATCACTATTGTTAACGGAAAAAGATATTGAATCTTTTGATAGCTGGCCAGAAATCGGGTCACGCTTCGATTCATGAGAATATGACAAAAGGTCTTCTTTGTTGAACCTGACACGTTGACCAAACTCTACCTGTTCGATTCTTGCTCTGCGATTGGGGATGCACCAGCTCAAAATCTCAATCACAATGGAGTTGTAACCAGTGATTTCAAAGTCAACGGAGCTTTCAACGGATGTGTTATCATCAATCTGATTTTCTTGTAACAAGGACGAACCATTGTAGGCAGATACTTTGAATGATGTCGCGTATTCATTAAAAAGCTCAGACCACACAATTGTAATGCCTGGGATTTTTTCTTCATGGGTTTTGCTAAACGAAAACGTAACAATGGGATGGTTTTCGTCCGAAACGTTTTCAAGGCTCACGTAACCAGCATTTTTATACGGTTCAGAAGAAGGAAGAATATCGCATGACCCATCCAAAATCCAAAGATTAGGTTCTCCGGTTGCGTATTTTGCAGATGGCAAATTATCAAGGTCTGTAATGTCGCTCACATCACTGAACACAACCTGAGAACCGGAACTTGCGATTGCGTCTGATTGAGCCTTATCGTCCGAAGCGTGATAAGTAATCTGAACAAACATCTCCGGGACAAGCGTAGAATTATACTGATTGAGCCATTTTTCAGACGGCTGAACCGCCATGTTGCATCACCACCTTAAACTTCAACAAGCGAGAGAGAGCAATCCGTCCAGCCCATTATATTACCGTTACTTGGGCATCTTCTCCATATACCAGCGGTGCGGTCGGAAACGTACATCTGACGCGTGGAATAAGAAGCCGTTGCTTGGTTATAAAATCGTACCGTGCAATAAAAGTTCGTAGTAAACGGACTAATAGCTGCTGCCCACTGCTTTGCAGTTAAGAAGTTCCATTTGAGAGATACTTTTGCGACATCGTGCCGAACTACAGAGCCGACTACCTTGCCTTTCACATTACGTCCCGAATCAACAATAGTAGAGGTCGTTGCATTATAAGCGGAAGGTTCCGGCAAATCCACGCCGTTCACTGATACAAGAGCCTGCATAAATCGCCGTCACCTCCTTAATAACTGTAAACTTCAGTACCCATAATTTGCACGCCGCGGTCAGACTGCTGCTTTTCAACAGAAGCGGTAATCTGCTTGCCGTCAATGAACAGCTTGATTTCCTTACCGCCCGTGATTTCATCACCATAGCGCTGGAAAATATCAAGGAATGCATTGTAGCAGCCATCATGCACTGCGCTCCTCATGTCAGATGCGCTTACGCCACTTGTGGAAGAACTCGGATAGTAGCTTCCAGTGGATGTTGTGGAACCGGTAGAGGAATCATATCCGCTTGTTCCAGGATAGCTGGAATAATCTTGGTTCACTGAAGAACCGGATCCGCCTAGACTTGCAACAACACCAGCAATTGCGGCGGCGATTGCAACACCGCCAGCAATCATCAGCACACCAGTTGGGATTCCTAAACTTGTCAGGACACTGCCAATCGTTTCCAGTATGCCCATAAAAGCGCCGCCAATAGATGTAATTACACCAGCAACGCCTGTTAAAATTTCAGGGAATTTGCTAACAAGACCTCCAAGCAATCCATTACTGATAGAAAAGCCTGCATTTGTAAGTGGAACTTTTAAGCTGGAAAATCCATTGTAAATTTTTTGCCCCAGCTGAGATACGTTATTCACAATATCCCCAAAATTATTGGTAATGCCTTTCCAGATGTTTTTGCCAATTTGCAACGCAGAATCAAATAGTGTTCCGGCTGCTTTCTTTAGAGCGCCAGACAGTTGAGAAATCAAGTTTGATGCATACGTTTTTACCTCGGAACGATTTTGCTCTCCCATTGCTTGCCAAATAATAGCCGCCGCAGTTGTTCCGACCGTTTTCAAATCCCCACTCTGCACAGCATTCCAAAGATTCTGCACTGTGCCGAAGAAGTCATTCTGCAAGCCGGAATCAAGTTCCTGCCACTTGCTGTCCAGACCGTTGAAGAAGCCATCAACGAAATTCGTTGCGGTGGTTGTGCCATAGTCAATCATCTCGTTGCCCTTTTGCTGAACAGCGTTTGCAAAATTGGTCATAGCTTGTTCGACGTAAGGAAGCGCTGCAGTGATACCGTTTGCAAGGCCTTGGTCAATGAAAATGCCAAACAGCTCAAAGAGCTTGGAAGGAGAGTGGATGTCCATCGCTGTTTTGAATTTTTCGGCAAGCTTATTGCCGACGTCGACGATTGCGGTGTAGGCGTTTTCCTTTTCGCCATTGATGCCTTTGATAAGACCTTTGATGATGTTCCCACCGGCAGTCTCAAAAACGATTGCTTCATCATTGATTTTCTCAAGCGTAGTTTTGATTTTTCCAACTTCCGTATTAAGACTATTCAGCTTTCCGTCAATGCCGGAGACGAAACCAGTAACTAGTTTTTCACCGCAGTCTTTAAGGTTGATAAAGATGTCAGATGCAAGTTCGGTGTTGCTTGCTCCATCAGTCAAGAGCTTTAACTGCGACATCAAATCGGAATAGCTCGTAAGCAGCCGAACCGCCTTGGAAAGTTCAGGGTTCGCCGCAGACAACTTTTGGTTAAGCGTTGTAGTATCATCGTAGATTTTGCCAACATCATCTGCCAGACTTGCAATGGGATTACCGACAAACAGCTTTTGGAATCCATTGACAATGCTAGACCAAGTAACACTACCCATACTTGAAGTATAAGAGGAAAGTTCACCAGCAAAGTCCTTCAAATAGCCAGTCAAACTACTCATTCCGGTTTTGATGGACGGAAGCTTCGAATTCAAATTTTTCAGAGATGGATAAAGCTTTCCCGTTAATTCGTCCGCAACACTAGAAATGCTGTCCGTTAATGCTACAAAAGCAACAGCGCATTCAACAAGAACAGCTGTTCCGATTCCAATGGCAATTGGAATCGTTCCTCCGGTAGCGGTTGTTGCAATTCCAATGGCCGCAGTGGCCGAACCAACTGCCACAAGTAAAGCTGTGCCAGCGATCAAAGCAGTTTTAACAGCGGGAGCGTTTTCAGTCACAGGAGCCCATGCTTGCTGAATTTTGTCTAGACCGGTTCCAATCGCCCAAACTTCTGCTTCAAATAGGACGGCGGCAGCACCGACTTCTGCAAGGATTGCAGTGCCAATGGCGATATTCGTTGCAAGAGGAACGCCGCCGACAGAGCCAATACCAGCCGTAGCAGCGCCAACGGTCACAAGAGTTGCGGAACCAAGCCCCACTGCTTCAGCAACTTCTTTGGCGTTGTTAATAACGGGCTGCCAAGCATCACCAGCAGCTTTTAGTTCGCTGCCGAGCACAACGATTGCACCGGCAAACAGAATAGCCGCCGCAGAAACTTCGGCAACGATGGCAACGCCAACAGCAAGGTTTTTGGCAAGACTAGTAAGATTTGGAGACAAACTAGACGTTGCGTTGCTTACACCTTGCGTTGCATCAGAAACTGTCTTTACAGACTGTACGGATTCCGTGGCTTCCTTAACAGATTTCAGTTTTGAAAAAGCACCAAGCGCAGTAGCAATGCCGCCAAAAACTTCAAGCGCTCCAATGACGAGAGTGGCTTTGTCCACTCCGCTCCAATCACCATTCTTAATTGCTTCCCAGTTGTCTGCAATTTCTTGAATGATAGAGGTAAAGCCTTGAATGGCAAGCGCCCAACCGGCAACTTTCAAATGCCCTGTAAGAGCACCGATGCCGATAGCCACATTAGTTAATCCGCGAATGGCGGTAGTGGCGTTGTTCCAGTTCAAGCCGTTATCAGCGATGTCTTTAATGGCAATAATGATTTCGCCAATGCCCTGAACAACTTTTAATGCGCCACCAAACTTGAGGTTGCCAAGCAAAATAAGTGCATCACCCATCATGCCAGCAAATTCAGAAATCATTCCGGCAACATTTTTGAACGTTGGACCGTTTTTAAGAAAGTCCTCAAGGTACTTCTTAAATTCGTTCATGTCAGACATAAACGCGAGCACACCAAGGACGGGCCAACTAATGTCAACCTTTGCGTTGATGGTAAAATTCTTAATTTTATCCAGCGCATCTAAAAGAGCTTTGGAAATTTGCCACGCCGCAAAAGCTGCTCCAACAGCACCGATAGTAGGCAGCATATCCTTGATCTTTTGCTTAACGTTGTCAATCTGTTCAGCAAGTTCGCTGTTGTACTGCTTGAACATATCATAGCCGGAAAGGTCTACATCACCCAAGATGTTGCCAGCAGATGCGCCGCTAGAACTAGATTTTTTCCCTTTGTTTGGGTCAATGATGTTCAGTTCATCAAAACCCATCGTGTAGTCCTTGAGGGCTTTGGCGGCTTTCTTTGTTGAATCGGCTGTGTTATCCATTGCGTCACCAATGCCGCCAACGCTATCAGCGCTCTTAGTGAAATCAGTAAACACGACCTTGACGCCCATCAGCTTTGCCACCCATTCAACGAACTCTCGAATAAGCTGCACGGCGGCAATCAGCGGGGGAAGAATGGATTTCATGGCAGGGTAGAGCAGGGAGCCAACAGACTTCGCCAGCATATCCAACTGAGCTTTCAAAATCTTAACCTGGTTTGCAGGGCTTTGGATGGTCTGTGCAAGGTTGCCCTGCACATTGGCAGTCTGCTTCATAATGGCAATGTAACGCAGAACCGCCTTATCCGCCTGAGACAGACTGGAAACCTGCTTGTTAAAGCCCAAAGCTAAAAGTTCCTGCTTCAACCGTGCCTGAGACAAATCAACGCCCAAACGGCGAATAGGCTCAATCTCACCAGAGATTGCGGAAGACATTGCGGTAAAGGTTTCTGCAACGTCCTTGTTCCAATAAGAACTTTCGTCATAGGCAAGCTGGGTCAGGTTCTTAGACAGAATGTATGCTTTGTCGCTGGCCAGACCAAACGAAGTACCCAAGCTCTGAATGGTAGCCATGTAGGTCATTGCTTTGGTCGGGTCAACGCCGAGCAAACCCTGCATCTTGCTAATGAGCGCATCGGCTTCACCGCTCAAATTGCCCATAGCATTATGAAACAGGTCTGTTGCTTCGTAGAAGTCATTGAACTTTGCAACAGCATTGCCGAGATACTCAGCAATAGCTTTCAACGAAACCAGCTTTGCCATGTTTCGCATAAAACCGTTCATCTGATTGGACAGACTGAGATAGCTCTTACGCTGCTTCTCGTTGGCAGCAGTCACACGGTTTGCCTGTGTCACCACCTTGCTCAACTGCGGGGGCAGCTTTGCAAAGGCGTTGCCGACCTTATCAAGCTGAGACGCAAGGGGGGTGAGCGAGGTAGAGATTTTCTCGCACGCTTTCGCAAATGCATCAAGCGTGCTAGAATCCAGTTTATTTGTCAGGCCGGGGATTTTGCCCAACGCATTGATAGCGCTACCAATGCCTTTCAATCCAGAAGCATCCAGACCGGCAAGAGGGGACAACCCGCTTTGTAGTTCGCTCATTTTGCCGCTAAGACCGGACAAGTCAATCCCGCCAATGTCAACAGCAGCAATCTTCTTAATAGCATTGCCAACAGAATTGATGCTTTTTGCGCTTGCGGATAAGTCAGTTCCAGACAGCTTGTCCAGAAATCCGGTCAGCTTGTCCAGACCAGACAGCCCAGCAGAAGCGGATTTGAGGGCAGAGATAGAAGCGGACAGTTTATCAAGGCTGTTCACAACCTTCGTGACGTTGCCCTTTGTCCGCAAATTAGAAATGGCGGTAGCGAGCTTGTCGATATTAAGCTCCGCACCGCTGGATTCCGCAGAGATTTCTACGGATAAGCTTGTAATATCAACATCAGCCATCACTACCACCATCACTTTCCATCATAGAGAACATCATTCTCTTGATTCGCTCCTGCGCCTCAACTGCGCGTTGGTATTCATACTCGTCTTTCTCCTTTTGAGTAAGGGGAATCGGTCTATCCATGTACTTGATGGGGCTAGACCCTTTCTTTCGGAACATATTGCCAACCGTAGAGGAAAGCGCAGATGCCATGTAAAAGCCGTTTCTCCACGCTTCTGTGTTGGCTCTTCGTTCTCGCAGCTCCTCTGCGTCACGGTAGACCTTCGCCAGCCAGACATCGCCGTACCAGAACTGGTCGTATGTCATGCCGATGGAGATGTAATAGGCTTCTACATCGTGGAACAGCTTGGAGAAGGAGAACGGCTCTCCCTCTCCGTCCGTTTCCTGAGATTGTGTAGTTACACAATCTCCCACGTTGCGTTTTTTGCGGTCTTGTCATCAGTGTCAGTTGCCAGCAGGGACTTGGAAGCATCCACGAACATCTCAAGCAGAATGCCCATCAGGTCTTCCTTATCCTCAATGTGCTGGAACATCTCATCAACGACCTTGCGCTTGATGCCCTTGTTCCGTGCAATGAAAGCACCGTAGAACAGGGCACGGGAGTTGGACAGCAGATTGGTCATCTGGGTGTACTGGCCAATCTGAAAACCTGCGCGTTCGGTGGCTTCCACACTGTCGCGGGTGAAGGTCAGCTCGTAAGTGTTCTTGCCATCGGGGGAATGAAAGTTGATAACCTTTGCAGCCATAATAAATGCTCTCCTTTATAAATAGGGGCAGAACCAAATCCGATGTTCAGTTCTGCCCGGTTTGATTGATTCGATTTTTGCGGTTTAGCCGCCATTGACAGTCAGGGTCTCGCTGAACTCAGGCTTCTTGGTGAAGATGCAGTTGATGGTCATTTCCACAACCTCGTCCACGCCAAAGCCGGACAGACCAACCTGATGCATACCCTGCCAAGTAAAACCGGAGCCGTCCTGCATCTTCAGGGCGTAATACTTCACGGTGTTGCTCTCGGAAGTCTCATCGTAGCCAGCTTCCTTGACCTTCTTGTAGTCAGTCTTGTTGTAGTTGGCAGTAAAGGACTTGGTGTCACTCTGGATGATGCCAAAGATGTTGACCTGCATGGGGTCAGACAGAGTGGTGGCATCCAGAAGGTTCGGCTCGGAGATCAGGTCGGGCACATCCTTGATGTCGCACAGCTTCGTCAGGGCGGTTGCGCTGTCGCCACAATACAGGGTGGTATTCAGACCGGAGATAGCAGTACTCATAGAATGTTTACCTCCTTAGTTTCGGTAAATCATTCCGTCCTCTCCGATTGTTGCCCCGTAGCTGCAATCAATCCGATAGACGGAATTGTTGTACAGCCCATTCAACGGGGCAAACGATTTGCGATAAAATTTAAGTGGTTCAAGAACAGAATCCACAATTCCAACGATGAAACGTGCTTCTGCAATGCGCCCGGTGTTCTTGTTAGAGTAGACCCGCACACGCAGGGAAACGGCAGCGTATTTGCTGTGACCAGCAGAATCAATGTGCACAGGGAGGTTGCTGTTTTCCTCTATCTGCACACACGGAAACTTTTTGACGTTGCTGTCGTTGATTTCACGGGTGACAAAGATGCCGGGAATTTGCTTCCGAAGTTCGGCCGCAATAGCCGTGAAGATGGAATTGAAATAATCAATCAACTATTCCAGACCTCCCTCCACGTTGCTTCCACCTGAGAAGCCATTTCTTCAACAGCCCCCCACATAGCCATAGCCGGTTCGTTACCGTCCGTGTAGTTAAGCTGTCCCTTGCCGTCCACCGTTTTTACAGGTGTACCAGCATTGCCAGCTTCGCCGTAGTAGTACCAGCGGCGTTGTACGCCGTGTCCTTTACCGTAAGAGCCATGCGAGCCGACACCGGTCGGAAGTTGTCCGCCATATCCGTTATGATGTGCGCCAGTACCAAACTCGATAAAAGCAACTGCCTTGCCCTCTGCAACGATGGTACAAGTCTTGTCTTTTTGGTTGATGTGGCATTTCACATCATTGGAGCCAGCGTATTCTGCGTTAGCGAAACGCACCTTTGCGACTTCAAGCCCCAGCCAAGAAAGGCGAAAAGCAAGTGCTCTAGCTTTCTTGTTCAGGGTGGTCTTGTACTCCTGTATCTGACGTTCCGCATCACGAAGTCCGGCATCGCTCAACATCACTTTAATTTTCACTTGCAGCCACCTCTTTCAGCGCATACAACGTGTCCGTGATATGCTCTGCGACCTTGACCACAATGTAATTGAAGGGCTTTGAAATGTCCGTCTGAAACCAGACGTGTGTACCTTCATAAAGCGGTGTGTTACGCTTTTTGCTGGACGAACTGACAACGTAGCTGTAATCCGTGAACGCCCCAAAAGGGCTTGCTTCCGCAGAACCAGTAGGCGGGCTGACGTTCAGCATCAGCTTTGCAGGGTCACTCCACGTCTGCGATGTTTCGCCAGTTTCGTTTCCCCACTCGTCCACAACAGGCGTTTTCTCGCCAACCGGGTTTGAATACCACAGCGGGCGTTTATCCAGCGGGCTTCCATTGAACATCAGCCGATAACACCTACTCTCGGAACCACTTCGTTAAGCAGGGACTGCGCCACATCGGACGATTCCCACACACGAGTGATACCGTTGTTGGTATAGCTCGTCTGTCCGTTTGCGCCGATGTGGTTGTACAGTTCCGCTGCAATGCGTATCTGCAACGACTGATATTGCAATGGCAGCTCGTTCGGGTAGTTCCCGAACGGGTAGCCCTGTGCAAATATCTTGTCTTTGGCAAAATCAAGCAGCAGGTCAAAGAGTGGGTAGTCCTCGTCCGTGACTTCACGGTCAAGTGCGGGGGCAATGTACTGTCCCAGCTTGACTGCCGCTTCGGAATACTGATCTCCCATGCTGCTTTTCTCCTTTCGCCTTAGTAAGCCTTGATGCAGTAAACAGCGTCCATGCGCTCAAAGGACGGCAGGACGATTTCAGAAGCATAGACATTGGCGTTGACCGGGTGAATGGTCAGCTCGGTGGTGATAGCAACACCAGTGTTCACGATAGACACGGATGCGCCAGACTGACCGGACAGCAGGTCGGCTTCCTCAGGGGTAGTGCCGTACCAAGTGCTGCCCAGAGCGCCGGACGGAGCAACCACAACCATGCCATCGGGCAGGTACTTCTCGCTTGCGCTGTACTTGTCTGCCTTGAACATCTTGTCGTACAGATGGATGGTCAGACCGGTCGCAGATTCGATAATCTGCCGTGCCTCGCTGTCCAGCAGAACGGCGTTTGCCTTTGCGGTGACGGTCATGAACCGATTCTTCACCTCGTCCGCAGCAATCATGTTGCGGAAGGTGGCGGTGTTCATGTATACCTCAGTCACAACCTCGCCCACGCTTGCCAGAACAGCATCCTTTGCGGCGTTCAGGTCGGCAATGGGGGTGGCAGTGTTGACGTTCCACTTGGACTTTGCGACAGAGACTTCCTTGTAGTTGGTGGACTTCCAAGTGCCGTCCTGGTCGTAGTTGTAGGTGTAGTTCACGCCGTTTGCCTTGATGGTGATGCCAGGAACGCCATTGACGGGAGCCAGCAGCTGCCAGATCATGCGTTCAGGAACGATGCGTGCGCCGGTGATAAGCTGTGCGATGTCATCGTACAGGCGATTCATCACGTCACGGGCATAGGGGTCGTTGCTGTCCAGGACACGAAGGATTTCCTGACGGTCTTTCTCGCCCAGATGGTAACCCTCACGGAAGAACGGCATCTCGGTTTCATCGAACTTGAAGCCCTCACGGGTACGGAACGTAGCCTTTGCATCAAATGCGCTGGGCATCAGGGAAACGCCAACGCCCTTGTGACCACGCAGCCACTTCAGGTCAAGACCAGCCTTCTTCTTGGCAGGGAACAGTGCATCAGATGCAAAAGGCATCGCATTGGTAGGGTCGTTCGTCCAATAGGCGGCAATCGCAGCCGGGGCAAAGACTTCCTTAAGATTCAGTGCCATGTTGTTTTACCTCCTATTAAGCGTTCACGCTGATGTTGTCACGGCAGAAGATGCCGGGGACGGCGGTCTTGAGTGCCTTGATTGCGTCAGCGTCAAAGGTGAAGCTGGAGCTTGCCGCTGCTTTCTTGGTGTCGATAACACCACGAATCAGCAGGGAAGCATTGGGGTTTTCTGCCGGGTCAACGTCATACAGCAGGATGCCGTCAGCGTTGATGGTCTTAGAATCAGTCTCGCCAGCAACAACAGCTTTCTTGCCAGCCAGCGTCATGGGATAGCCAGCCTTAACCGCAGCAGCTTCGGTCACGGTAAAGGGAATGGCAGTGTAGTCATTGGAAGCAAGGATGGTATCGTTGATTCCGTTGACCGTGTTTCGGGTAAACTTCATGTTTTCCTCCTTGTTAATGGAAAGCACTCATTGCGTCACTCGATGCCTTAGAAGCATTTGCGTTCTGCTGCGCAAGGTTCTTGGCAAACGCCACGCCCTCACTGTCAGAACCGCCTTTGCCATCCGCACCCGGAGGCGTGGGCATATCCTTCAGCAGAGAAGCCTTGTATGCGGTGTCATGGGCGGTCATAAACTCCGACTGGAACTTAAACACCTTGTCCATGTCGCCGTCAGCCAGCGCAGATGCAGCCTTGCCAGCCAGTTCAGCGTCATAGCCCTGTGCAACGAACTTCTCACGGTAGGATGCAAGGGTCTTTTCCTTGACGAGGTTCTCCTTGTCGGCAGTCAGAGCTTCAATCTGCTTCTGCATCTCTGCCAGCTTGTCAGCCTGTTCCTGTGCGGCGTTCTCGTCATCGGTACGCTTTGCTTTGAGCTGCTTCTTGTACTCGGCGGCTTCGCCGTTGGCTTTCGTCACGGCGTTGCGCAGCTTCTCGACCTCTGCGTTAGGGTCTGCAACCTTTTCAAGCGCAGAAATGATTTCATCGGCGGTCATGCCCTCTTTGTAGGCATCACCAAGCAACACATTGAGTTTCATATCGTTAATTTCCTCCTGCGTTTTTTTACCGTTGCTTCCCTGCAACGCTGCGAAATTTGTATCCCGGCTTCCCTGCCGGAATATATCAGCCCGCTAATGCGGATTGATTTTTAGTCAATTAGTTCCCCTGCTCCGTTGTAAACCAGTTCTTCTTTCGCAACATCAGGAGCGGCGAAAACGGTCGGAACAAGATAGACTGGAACGCCATACAACTTTGCAGCATCAATTTCTACAGTACAGCCGTTATACTGAAAGGCGTTATCGCCGCAAATGCCGATAAAATAATCAGCCTGTGCGAGAAGTTCGATGCTCTTGCCAAGATACCAAAGCCCTTCAGTTCTGCACTTAGGCGGGTTATCTTCGATGTAGGTCTGGATAACCTCAAGGCTTTCACCGTACACTGCTTCGGCAATCTTGTGCAAACGGTGAAACGTCATCCGAATATTTTCTTCCGACCGATTCTTCATCGGGCAGGAAATAAACAGCTTCTTCATTTTTGTTCTCCTTCCTTTGCATTAGTCTGTTCGCCAACCATTTTGCCGTTGTTGGCAATATGGTCAGTCGGCTGTTCTTGCGGCTTCTGAGCTTTGCCATCCTCGCCCAGCTTGCCAGCGGCAATCAGGAAGGGCTTGCTCATTTCATAAGCAGCCTGCGGGTCAGGGAACAGACCGGGCGTTGTGAACGCCAACTGCGGGTCAATGGGCTGACCAAGCATCTGCGCAAAAATCTGAACTTTGCTCTGCTGGTTATCGTACTGACGGCGCGGAAGCTTGATGTTGATGTCACTTGCCATCAGCTTAGAACCAGCCGTATCACGCAGGATTTTCAGCATTACAGACAGGCTTTGGCGTTCCGAGAACTTGAACATATTCTCGTACTGCTGTGCCCTTGCTTCTGTGTGATTCCAGCCGTTGCGGACAATAACTGCGCCCACGTTGTCAGACGTTGCATTTTCACTGCCGGTAGCACTAGGCATGGCAGTCAGGCTGCGGTACACGTTTAACATAGAATCAAGCAAGGTCTGGCTCTGCTGCTGGTCAAGCTCGTTTGCAAGCTGTGCGACCGAAGCTGGCTGACCGGGAGGTGACTTCAGGCACATTGCACCCATAGCCTTAACAGCTTTTAAGGCTTCTTCGTCCACAAGGCAGTTTGTGAACACCATGATGGACTGGATAAACTGCGCCACGCCGTCCAGACGGTTGCTTTCTAGGTCGTTGATGGCATCCAACACAGGGATAGCCGGTTCAAACAGACCCATGCGCTCCGGGTTTAGCTTGTATTCGACCATCGGCAACATTCCAAGAGAATGATTCTCCGATTTTGTGACCTTGCCGTTGTCGATTTCAAAATACTGGTTTGGCGTATACACGCAAATCAGGTCGTTCAAGTCGTTCTGATAATTGCGTGGAATGTGCAGCACGTTGGCAATCGGCTTGTGGCCGATGCCGGAGTTGTAAATCACATACGCCATGTCTGGGTCTGGAACGTCCACCAGCAGGGGTGTTTCGTCCGGGTAGTTGCCGTTGTACCCCTTGTCAGGAAGAACAATGCGGTATCCCTGTCCACACTCCAACATCCACTGCCAGAGCCGCCGATCAAGCGCGTCCTTGCCCTCATACTGCAAGGCGTTAGACAGGCGGGCAATTTCCTCGCCGTCACCTGTTGCCGTTTCAGACCGCACATAAGAGCAAGGTGTGCCGCTCATATAACCTGTGTAGAAGCCAACACACTCATTGGCGTGGTTCTCTACAATGCGGTTTGTGATTTCAGCGTGGTATTCCTTCGTGCGGAGGAGAACAGGCTGCCTGCCCAAGTAGTAGTTGTGCAAGAAGCGAATCTCATTCTTGTTCAGCAGATGAATAGGCTCTGCCTTGCCCATTACCACTTTCAGCACATTCTCCCGATTGATTTCCGTCTCCGGCGTTTCAATCGGTCTGCGTCCGGTCAGCGGATTATTCAAAAAGCCGCCAACGACCATCTGATACTCAGCCATGTTTTCCTCCTTTCCGACAAAATAAAAAGCGCAGCAAGACAAACCTGTTAAGGTCTATCTCACTGCGCTTACAACTGCGCTTCAAAAGCTATTCAATTTTTAAACTTTGGTACGGAGACCCATGTTTCCTTTGGAAGGCTGGAATCTCCAATTGTAATCCAATGGCAAAGAGGGCACAGAAGGGAAAACTTGCCTTCCACTTCGCCAAGATAACGTCCGCAATCACACGGATTGCCGTTTGCATCCTTGTGAGGATGCTTACACCTAACTTTTGCTACCATCTGTGCTCCTTTCGTTGGATTTCTGGAAACAGGCTGTTGAGCACAGACCTGTCAGAAGCTACTGGGAAACTATTCGCACTTCCAGCCGTGCTATTCTTCGCCCGAAGAAAACCATTGCAGCCTTTACATTCAGTTGTCGGACAGACGTAAAATGGGTAAGCTGCAATTTTGGTGCTGCATAATGGATTTGAACCAATGTATGTCCGGTTATGAGCCGGATGCTCTAGCCATACTGAGCTAATGCAACATAAAACCCGGCTTGATTGGTTAACCGCTGCTCTTTGCAATGTCATGCCTAAACATTACATTGAGAGCCGGGAATAGCGGTGGAGGTTTTGGAGAATAAGTCCATGCAAAGCTAGGTAGTTGGTTGTGCTGCGTAACGGAATCGAACCGTTGCTTGCCAGCCGTGGGGGAGACAGGCTGGCATTCCCCTTACAATTGGAAACGCAACATATAAAGACCGGTGAAGGTGAAAGAGTGAGAAAACCTCCACCGGTGAAAGGAGGAATATGCTCGTTGACACACAAGCGAGTAAAAATGACAAAACCTCACTATGCCGAGCTATTCCTTAGAGGAAGCTGCAAAACTTCAGAGGAAGCTGCAAAACTTCCTGCGTACATTATAAGCCTTGTCAAGTGGTGAAATCAAATAAATAGACCCAGCGAACACAATATATTGTGTTTTTAATCAAAATGGCCTCTTGACAGGCTCAATTTTACTGATTCCGTTATACAATTCATCGGCAAGCTGTGCCAGACTATCCGGTGCATCATCGTGCGGAACTTTACCAAGCTGCGTGAACATCGTCACTTGCTCCATGAATGCCTTGTACTCTTTCGACTGGTGTTTTTCGTCAAGGAAGTAGAACCGTTTGATGTCCGGCGCATACTGGATGATTCTAGACAGCTTGCTTTGACCGCTGGGCGCACGCTGGCTGCGGACAGAGCAGTGATAGCCCTGCTGCCGGAGTTGGCTGTCCACTACATCGCAGTATTCATCACCGCCGTTGTTGGCTTCGCCGCGCACCACGTTGATTTTATGCTGGATAATTTTGCCCACGACTTCCGGTCTGGTCACGGTCTTGTCGCCGTTATTGAACACAAGGTCAGGGATGAACACAGCATCGCCGTACACATAAGCGATAGGACAGGCGGTGAAGTCACCGCCACCCCATGCAATATCCATGACCATGAGCTTGCGATCAGGCTCGCCATCAGGCAGAACACCGTTAAAGTATCGAAGTTCATCGGCAGGGAACAGTAGACCTTCACGCACATAGGGCTTGCCCATGTACTTTGCCCACCATGTCGCATCGTCAATGCTGGCTTTCATATCGGCATAGTAGGCATCGTCAAACCCAACGCCGTAGTCATAATTGAAATTGCTGTGGCCGTTCTCATCCACAGCAGGAATCACCCGGAATCTGTACTTTGGATTGTCTGCGTACTGGTTCTGGATGCGCCCCAGAGGGTCAAGCACGTTCCAGCGTGTACCGACCATCAGCTCCAATGCGCCTTGCTTTTTACGGTCTTTCAGCTGGTTTAGATAGGCATCGTACTTGTTGTTCAGACGCTCAACATTGAGGCTTTCCTCCAAGTCCTCAATCAAGTCATCACTGTACAGAACGCCGCCCTCGCCGATTTCAACTGCGCCGGTCAGCGTGCCGCCAATAGAACGGCAAGTAAGAGTAGGGAATCGCTTTTTACGGTTCAAGTCAACGCTTTCATCCTTTGCGCTTTTGTCCACAAGCTGAACGTCAGGGAAGATTTTGCCCCAGTTGTAAGTCACAGGGTCGGTGATGATGGACAGCACTTCGCCGTAGAAGCCGTTGGTCAGCTTGTCAGAATGTCCACTCATAACCGATGCAACGTCAGGGCGGTTGCCCATCAGCCATGTGATAAAAAATATACAGAGCGTACTTTTTCCAGTACGTGGGGGCTGACTTACTCCAAGAAATTCTACACGATGGAAAAACAAGTCCTCTAGGTCACGAACCAGCGTCAGAAGCACCTTTCTTCTCGGCTGATAGAACTTCTTCTCCGGCGCACGATTCCATTCAAGGTAGATGCAATAGCTGTCGAACACATCTTTTGCTTCAAACAGGTACGTCCGGCCGATAATGTCATAGACTTTCGCCACGTCCTCGCCTGTATTCATCTTGGCCATCATGGATGCGCAGACAGAGCGCAGCTCACCAGAGTATTTGTAGGCATCGAACCGCTTGTCTTGCGGCAGAGCGTCTCTAAGGTTCACGATCGCCTGAAACCAGTCCTCATAGACCTGCGCTTCTGTCGGATTCTGCTTTGCATATGCTTTGATGCTGTCGATAATGGCAATGCACTGTTTTGGCTGCATAAAAAATAGGCACCCCCTACCTGAAAATGTAAAGAGTGCCTACAACTGCACAAAAATCAAATATTCGGTTTTATTCTAGGCCGCGAAAAACGTCAACTGAAAATATCACAGGACGCACCTCGCAACTACAGCTACAATGAAGAACCCGGTAAGCAGTCCAACGACCGCTCCTGCAAGCCAGTCATACGAGTTTCTGTTGTTCAACTTATCCATAGGCTCTTACTCCTTTCACCTGTTCTGTTCAGCAATCCGATACCATGTCTGGCGGGTCACGCCAAGCTGTTTTGCAGCGTCGGTGACGGTCAGCAGACGCTTTTCCACCTGTTCGTGCAGAATATCAAAGAGGTTGCGGTCGTACTCGGTGGGCTTGCGGCCTTCCCTGTAATCAGGGCGCTGGCTGGCAATCTTCTTGCCCTCTCTGGTGCGCTCAACAATCATGTCACGTTCAAACTCTGCAAAGGCAAGCATAACAGTCCGAATGACTTTTCCAGTAGGGGAGTTATTCATAACACCCATGTTCAAGATGTTCACCGATACGCCCCTATCAATGAATTGGTCTATCAGTTCAAGACCATTCTTGGCAGAACGAGCAATACGGTCAAGTTTCGCCACGATCAACGTGTCTCCCGGCTGGATTTCAGCCATCAGCTTGTCAAGTTCAGGCCGGTGCAGCTTCGTGCCGGTGTAAACATCCGAAAAGATTTTCTGTGCGCCGTTAGCTTTCAAAAGTTCAGACTGGGCTTCAAGGCTGTTGCCGTCAATCGCCTGTCCAGCGGAACTGACACGAGCGTAACCGTAAATCATTTAGATTCACCATCTCTTTCAAGAACCTTGAGAACAAATTCATCCGATGCAACATCGGCACCAATAGGCTGAATCACGATTTGGTATTTCATTTCTTCCAAAAGCATTGCCATTGTGGACAACTTCAAATCATCTGCATTAACGCGGTTTGTCACATAAGAAGAAACTTCATATCCCATTTGCCTTGCAAGAGATGCAGAAGTATATCCTCTGATTTTCATAACGGAACGAAGAATGTCCCCGGAATTGACTTTATTTTTGGTTGCGCCGCCTTTTTTCTTCTCTGCCATTTTTATCGAACCTCTCTTTTGACCCAATAATAACACATTCTCGTGTCACTGTCAACATCTTCTTGTGTTTTTTGCAAATTTTTTACTATCAATAGGGTGATAAAACGGCTGTAAACTTTTTCGTTGCTTTACAAACTGTATACTTGAATAGTAGCCTTACGAATTATCGAAAAATATCTTTTGAGTTACTATCACTAGGGTAAACTAATCCGTTTACGGAAGTACTATCAAATAACGTAAATTTACGTTAGAATGCGTAAAATGTCACAGATGTGTGACTGAATTATACAAATTTGGCTGTTGACAACTATATACCAAGCGTCTATAATCTAAGACAGCAGAACACACGATGAATCAGCCAACAACGGTAGATTTATCCTTTGTGGCATAAAAAATAGGCCATCAGCACCACCGACCAAAGTTGCACTGATGACCTATTCCACCACAAAACAGAAGCTGCGCAACCAAGGGCGCAGTCTCGGTTTCTGTCAATTATTATAGCAGAAGCAGACGGTTTCTGCAATAGAAAGGAGCAAAA